GGGCGTTATATCATAATAATCTTGCCCCGTCTCTATCATAAACTTGACGTTTGTACCCAGCCCAGTGTACTTCGCAAACTCAAGACTAATCCATTGGAGTATAGACCTACATACGCCAGTAAATGTATTAGATCCGATTTTTTGCCACCCGCCTATCTTCTCGGGATAACCCTGCCTAAACCGCACTTTATCGCACTCGTACCAACCACCCTCGTTAGTGTAACGCGTTACCTCACGATTAATTCCGGGCTTAAACTGTAGCTTACTAAGAGGCATATTAGTAACTCCATACTACAGGAGTAGTCTTTCGGGCATCAACATGAATAAATGTCTTAGCGACACCGACACCACCAAACCCCAGCTTCATAGCTTCCGAGACAATAATATATTTTTCTGCCCCGTTGTTAACACGTATATCCGCTGCTATACCTTGCGCGTGCGTCCCCGGGGTTAACTTACCTACCTCGATACTATGGTCAGGCGATCTATACCCACTAGTTATGATAAAAGGGAACCCGCATATTTCTCGTAGAGCATCTAACTTCCCTAAAAAATCAGGACACATCTTGTTATCGCCCGTCTCCTGACAATCAAAATCTTCTACTTTAAAATACTTTAAATTCATTTTCTTAGACTCATTAATTTAGAAACGCCTTTAATACCAAAACTCGAACTTATGGCTAAAAACAATAGGTATTGGTACCATTCAGGTAAATTAGCTAGCGCCTCAAAACCCTGTTCAACTCTATGTATTATGGTAATATCATCTACTACTATTGCATAACCCACCATGAACACAGGGATTGAAAGTACAATAGTCCAAAATTCGTCTTTCCAACTGTGCGCAGACGCGTCTACCATCTTTGACTCCCAATCAGAGTCATTTTCGATGATACGCATCTTTGCGTCGTGCTTCGCCTGCTTTTCAGCAGCTTTATTCTTTAAATATCCCCCCGCTATGTTAGCTATAGGGCCAATAAGAGACTGTAACATATATACCTCACTTTAGAGGATTAGATAAGTAGTCCATTCCATTTCACTGCTCTGATGTCTTGCCAACCAGTACATCCATAGTTTTCCGTATGTGGCTTATATTCACATCTATACGCGCTAGAGAAATTTGCTGTTTTTGGACTATACTATTCATAGCCTCTATACGTGCGTTATTCTCCGCAATATCTTGTATATTGTTTTCTACACTAGCCTTTAGTTCAGCAAAAAATACTATTACGGTAATAGTTTGTACTATTAGCATAAGCAAGAAACTGTGTGGAAGGTCAAATTTCATATCTATATCCTTAATCTATTGGTAGACGATAGGCAAAAGGAGCATAATCCTCATCATCTTCACCCACCCGCTCTGCATAAAAAAATTCTTTTATGTTTGTATCGCCCGCTTTATTGATACGCTCAGCGTCTAGCCTATTGTTAGCGTCCGCCATACTATCGTATTCAGCCAGCTTAGTACGTGTATTGTCGGTATTTACATATCCCACTACAATCATGTGTTGTACCCCCTAGTAATTTGCATAGCAAATATTAAAACGGATGCGGTGGCGCTGCTTATCCCCGCTGTAATACGGACTCTATATTCTGTTGTACCTGCAGCAACCGAAGTAAACCTAGTGGTTATTGTAGGAACTCTATAATCCATCTCTTGGTATTCGCTTGTACTACCAAAATATCTACCAATTACAGATGTGTTCGCACCAACACCGGAGTCTGCTAATGCCCCAGAAAAAGCCGTTACATAAGAATCTACTGCCGTGAATGCAGAGTCGCTAAGATATACTGTACTACCCGTCCCAGTGAACTTAGAAGATGTAGATAGGTATACTATAGACGTTCGGTTATTTGTACTATCAAACCAGAAACCATGTACCCTAGCCGCGCCTGTCCCATCGGCAGCAGTGGCAATAGAACTAAAATTATCTATTTTAGAAGTTACGTCGCCGGATATTTTGATTTCCCGCCAGTAAGAACTACTTCCATTTAGCTGCGCTTCTGCTACCGCCACAGTCCCGATAGATACTCCAGTAGCGGATCTAGACTTCTTATCTATATCTATACCCCAACCGCTATTCCCTGTACTATCCGTTTTCTTGTGCGAGGCGTGTATACTTAAATCCAACGTTTGTAGGGTAGTTACTCCCGAAGTACCAATAAATATCGGCTCCCCTATAGTAGTAGTCCCACTAGATAAGGTTAACGTGGGGGGCTGAGAACCGCTTAAACTGGATTGTTGATCCCAAGGCCCTTGTCTGTCAGTGGTATACACCATCTTGTTGTACGTGTCTCCGTACGCCTTAACAGACTGTTGAGTTACAAGAGCAGTAGCGCTATCAGATGACATGTTATCTTCGTCTTTGATAGTAGTGACAGTAGTAGCGTCAGTGCCTCGCAAAGAATGAACCGTAACCAACCCTGTTGTGTTTATAGTAGCTGCACTCATAGCAGCACTATAGCTAGCGCCTTCTACGACGTTTGTACCATCACAAAATACAGAGCATATTTTGGCCGTAGGTACGGCTATACCTGTACCGCTGCTGGTTTTAACCGTTATAGTTTGTCCGGTTTCGTTCATCACTGTGTACAGCTTAGATGCTGTAGGTACTACTAGATTACCTGCGCCAGACAGATCAGTGGTAGTATCAGTAAGCCTAAGAATGGCGGCACGAGATTCAGAAGTAGAGCCGTTAGCTGTAGTTAGGTTATGTGTGTTGGTAGCGTCAGTCCACGCGTTTATAGTAGCCTTACCCGCGATAGCCTCTTCAATCATGTCCGTTACTTCGCTATTTAGGGTATTACCCCAACCAGTATCGCCCGAAGCTGGCTTACCTAGTTTTAATGTACTTGTATAAGATGTACCCATTATGTAGTCCTCAAGTTATCCGTATAAGGGCGGTAGTAGATGTACTAGCTGGCATACCTACAGTAAACGTGCTATTACTACTAGTCTTATTATCGCCAAAATCCAACACCATAACCGCCCTGTCACCATTAGTATCATTATATATTAATGCACCTCTGGCGGTAATACTACTACTTGCCCAAGTAGCGTCCGAAAAGGTTACATACCCTACACCATCACTACCAGTCACTGTGCCTGTAGTAAGCGCAACCCCTCCTGCAGAATACCCCGTACCAGAAACTTCATTATCTGTAGTATACGCAGTCGTGTCAGCATCTAGACTAGCCGTGCTAGTGTACAACGCTATCTTAAAAGAATTAGAACCAAAAACGTGTGTCCCCTCTAGAAGCTCTTTTTTAAACGAAGTACATACTGTTTGCGTTATAGCCATCTACTAGCCCCCCTGTTGCGGTTGTGGTTGAGGGGGTGTAGGCACAGTAATAGGTTGCGGAGTGCCTGCTTTAGGTCTAAATGAGTCGGTTGGTAGCTTTACGTTTACTGTATCCGCTAGCTGCTGCATACTCATTAAGAACTGTTGGTCATATAATTGTATAATATCGGGTTCAGCCTTCATAAATCTCGCAGCTTCTACTAGGGTACCGTTCAACAGAGCAGAGTCATAGTTAGTGCCAAGCCACGGCTGTTCTTCGTCTTCGTCTGTGTCTACTATAGATCTAGGCTGGTATTGGTACTCTATAGCGACACTAACTGTAGTATTCCACTTTGGAGCGAACACTATCCGCATCCGGCTAGCTTCTTGGTTAGTAGTAGCATCACTATCTAGCGCGTAATATTTCATTTCTTGGTTACCGCCGCTAGAGCCTTGCGTAGTATATGGGTAGGCTTCTAGTAAGAAATCATAATCTTTCGGTATTAGCGCCTTCCGACTCACTAAATCGCTTGTAGAACCAGATTTTTGAACCACACTATGTAGATACAAAAAGTCATCAGGTAATACGTAACCGTCCACCGGATTAAAACTGTCTGCATCAAGCGTCTTTTTTAGTATGGGTAGGTTTTTAATAAACCCATAGATTTTCTGCTCCGCTTGTTTTGTAAACATAGATAGCTGAGCGTCAGTAAAAGTCATCTCAGTGATGTCTTGTACGTTGGTCTTTAAGTCTGTGTATGTCATAGCCATATTATTCTACCGTCACCGTACCTGATTTTATTTCCATAGCCATATTAGGCCCAGCACCTATAGGATTCCAACCCCAATCTACCGCCCTACTACTGGTATCAGATGAGTCTGCAGACTCATCTGATACCAGTAGTAGGGCGGTAGATTGGGGTTGGAATCCTATAGGTGCTGGGCCTAATATGGCTATGGAAATAAAATCAGGTACGGTGACGGTAGAATAATATGGCTATGACATACACAGACTTAAAGACCAACGTACAAGACATCACTGAGATGACTTTTACTGACGCTCAGCTATCTATGTTTACAAAACAAGCGGAGCAGAAAATCTATGGGTTTATTAAAAACCTACCCATACTAAAAAAGACGCTTGATGCAGACAGTTTTAATCCGGTGGACGGTTACGTATTACCTGATGACTTTTTGTATCTACATAGTGTGGTTCAAAAATCTGGTTCTACAAGCGATTTAGTGAGTCGGAAGGCGCTAATACCGAAAGATTATGATTTCTTACTAGAAGCCTACCCATATACTACGCAAGGCTCTAGCGGCGGTAACCAAGAAATGAAATATTACGCGCTAGATAGTGATGCTACTACTAACCAAGAAGCTAGCCGGATGCGGATAGTGTTCGCTCCAAAGTGGAATACTACAGTTAGTGTCGCTATAGAGTACCAATACCAGCCTAGATCTATAGTAGACACAGACGAAGACGAAGAACAGCCGTGGCTTGGCACTAACTATGACTCTGCTCTGTTGAACGGTACCCTAGTAGAAGCTGCGAGATTTATGAAGGCTGAACCCGATATTATACAATTATATGACCAACAGTTCTTAATGAGTATGCAGCAGCTAGCGGATACAGTAAACGTAAAGCTACCAACCGACTCATTTAGACCTAAAGCAGGCACTCCGCAACCTATTACTGTGCCTACACCCCCTCAACCACAACCGCAACAGGGGGGCTAGTAGATGGCTATAACGCAAACAGTATGTACTTCGTTTAAAAAAGAGCTTCTAGAGGGGACACACGTTTTTGGTTCTAATTCTTTTAAGATAGCGTTGTACACTAGCACGGCTAGTCTAGATGCTGACACGACTGCGTATACTACAGATAATGAAGTTTCTGGTACGGGGTATTCTGCAGGAGGGGTTGCGCTTACTACAGGCACAGTGACTGGTAGTGATGGTGTAGGGTATGTAACCTTTTCGGACGCTACTTGGGCAAGTAGTAGTATTACCGCCAGAGGTGCATTAATATATAATGATACTAATGGTGACAGGGCGGTTATGGTGTTGGATTTTGGCGATAATAAGACTAGTAGTAATAGCACGTTTACTGTAGGTATGCCAGCTAGTACATCTACTACCGCCCTTATACGGATAACTTGAGGACTACATAATGGGTACATCTTATACAAGTACATTAAAACTAGGTAAGCCAGCTTCGGGCGATACTGGTTGGGGTAATACCCTAAATAGCGAAGTAACGGACATGATTGAAGAGGCTATCGCGGGTAAGGCTACTATAAACGCGTGGACTGACGCTACCAACACACATAACCTAACTACAGCTAACGGCTCTACTTCTGAATCTCGTGCCGCCATTCTTAGGCTTACTGATACTACCACTGATCTGTCTGGCGCAGGTAATCTAGTAGTACCTACAGCATCTAAGCTGTACACAGTGATGAACGAAACCGGACAAACTATAACGGTTAAAACCAGCAGCGGTACAGGTATAGCCGTACCTACGGCCAAAATATGCTCTGTATTTTGTGATGGTACAAACGTCGTAGAAGGCGCTAGCTATAGTGCTGCTATGAGTGCAGCTACTATAAACACAACAGGGTTGGTTACGGTTCATTCTTTGCGAGGCACTGACGCTACTACTGTCACTACTATCAAAGACGAAGATAACATGTCATCTGATAGCGCTACTGCTCTTGTAACTCAACAGTCTGTTAAGGCGTACGGAGACACGTACAACAAGATGGTGTATACCACTGACAGACAAGGGCCTTGGGATCAACAATCCAGTTTAAGCGGTTCTCAGCCCCCCACGTTAACCTTATCTAGTGGGACTACTACTATAGGGGAGCCGATATTTATTGGTACTTCGGGAGTAACTACCCTACAAACGTTGGATTTAAGTATACACGCCTCGCACAAGAAAACGGATAGTACAGGGAATAGCGGTTGGGGTATAGATATAGATAAGAAGTCTAGATCCGCTACTGGAGTATCTATCGGGACTGTGGCGGTAGCAGAAGCGCAGCTAAATGGAAGTAGTTCTTACTGGCGGGAAATCAAAATATCCGGCGACGTAACTTCTAAAATAGATAATTTTAGTTCTATTGCCACTGCTGCCGATGGGACAGGCGCGGCTAGGGTACATGGTTTCTGGTTTGATAGTACAAATAACCGAACGTCTATAGTATACCTATCTACATCTTCTAAGTTCACTGGGACGGGTAGTACAGTATATCTTAGCGACTCTGCATTCACGGCAGTAGATTCTTATGTAACGGCTTTTTCTGGGGCATTAGCAGACTCCGGTGTTGGTGCGAACACATCTGTAATTGGTAGATATTTTGGTAGTACAAGCGAATACCAAGAGATGGATTATAGAGTTCCTACAATAACCACTAGGTTTACTTCGGTTGCTGCAGGTACAACAGAATATAGAGTCCGTATTACAGCGGGGATAAGCAGCGCCACCGCATCCGTTTTAATATTTGCTATGCAAATTACTAGGGGGTACAACACATGATTGTAGTGGGATATGTAAATACCGACAATACACGTACTAAGCTGGCTGAATACGATAGTATGGCGGACGCTAACAATAGGCTAGACGCTGAGCGTATCAATAAAGCGGGCGATACAAACATAAAAGAATTTTTTTATGCAGAGCGGGTGGGTGAAGATGATGAGGATTATGCTCCTTTTGCCTATCGTCTACCAATAGATTAAGGATATAGATATGAAATTTGACCTTCCACACAGTTTCTTGCTTATGCTAATAGTACAAACTATTACCGTAATAGTATTTTTTGCTGAACTAAAGGCTAGTGTAGAAAACAATATACAAGATATTGCGGAGAATAACGCACGTATAGAGGCTATGAATAGTATAGTCCAAAAACAGCAAATTTCTCTAGCGCGTATAGATGTGAATATAAGCCACATACGGAAAACTATGGATGTACTGGTTGGCAAGACATCAGAGCAGTGAAATGGAATGGACTACTTATCTAATCCTCTAAAGTGAGGTATATATGTTACAGTCTCTTATTGGCCCTATAGCTAACATAGCGGGGGGATATTTAAAGAATAAAGCTGCTGAAAAGCAGGCGAAGCACGACGCAAAGATGCGTATCATCGAAAATGACTCTGATTGGGAGTCAAAGATGGTAGACGCGTCTGCGCACAGTTGGAAAGACGAATTTTGGACTATTGTACTTTCAATCCCTGTGTTCATGGTGGGTTATGCAATAGTAGTAGATGATATTACCATAATACATAGAGTTGAACAGGGTTTTGAGGCGCTAGCTAATTTACCTGAATGGTACCAATACCTATTGTTTTTAGCCATAAGTTCGAGTTTTGGTATTAAAGGCGTTTCTAAATTAATGAGTCTAAGAAAATGAATTTAAAGTATTTTAAAGTAGAAGATTTTGATTGTCAGGAGACGGGCGATAACAAGATGTGTCCTGATTTTTTAGGGAAGTTAGATGCTCTACGAGAAATATGCGGGTTCCCTTTTATCATAACTAGTGGGTATAGATCGCCTGACCATAGTATCGAGGTAGGTAAGTTAACCCCGGGGACGCACGCGCAAGGTATAGCAGCGGATATACGTGTTAACAACGGGGCAGAAAAATATATTATTGTCTCGGAAGCTATGAAGCTGGGGTTTGGTGGTGTCGGTGTCGCTAAGACATTTATTCATGTTGATGCCCGAAAGACTACTCCTGTAGTATGGAGTTACTAATATGCCTCTTAGTAAGCTACAGTTTAAGCCCGGAATTAATCGTGAGGTAACGCGTTACACTAACGAGGGTGGTTGGTACGAGTGCGATAAAGTGCGGTTTAGGCAGGGTTATCCCGAGAAGATAGGCGGGTGGCAAAAAATCGGATCTAATACATTTACTGGCGTATGTAGGTCTATACTCCAATGGATTAGTCTTGAGTTTGCGAAGTACACTGGGCTGGGTACAAACGTCAAGTTTATGATAGAGACGGGGCAAGATTATTATGATATAACGCCC